ACCGTCGCCGACGACGGCGCCGTGACGGTCTCCTGCCGGGACGTCCCCGGCCCACTCCTGCCCTGACCCCACCCACCCCCTACAGCCTCGAGGAGGCCATGCCACCATGCCCGACACCGAGCCGGAAGTCCTCGACCCGGCCGCCCTGCCCGACGAAGTCGACGACTTCGACGCGTGTGAGGACCTCGACCCCGACGCGCCCGCCGGCATCGTCGGACTGGTCGGCCCCGGCCAGCGGCCCATCACCGGCATCCTCGCTGCGTTCCAGAAGTGGGGCGTGAAGTACCGGGTGATCTCGGGCTGGCAGACCCGCGGACGGCCACCGTCGTCGGGGCCGTTCAACCCCCAGGGGCTGCTGGTCCACCACACCGGGTCGACGTCGTCAGCTGCCAACCCAGCTGGTGCCCTCGGCATCGTCACCAACGGCCGCTCCGACCTGCCCGGTCCCCTGTGCCAGATCAGCACCGGATTCGACGGAGTCACCACCGTCGTCGCGGCCGGTCGGGCCAACCACGCCGGACGGATGCGCGCGATGGGACGCGTCCCGGCAGGCGACGGCAACGCCCAGCTCGTCGGCAACGAGGTGCAGACCAACGGCACCCAGCAGATGCCCAAGGTCCAGTACGACGCCGTCGTGCTGTCCTCGGCGGCCGTGCTCGACATGCTCGGCGTGACCGTGGCCGAGCTCGGCCTGCACAACACGACCTCGCTCGAGGGCAAGTGGGACCTGGGTGCCGGCAACGGCAAGTCCGGCGTCCCCTACTCCATCACCAAGTTCCGTGCCGACGTCGCGGCCCGCCTGGCCGCCGGCCCCAACCCGTCCAAGGAGGACGACATGCCCACACCCAAGGAGCTCTGGGACTACAAGGAGATCAACCCCGTCAACGGCAAGCCCGGTGCCGTCGGCGACATGCTCCGCACCACCATGAAGGACACCTTCTACAGCCGCGCCGAGCAGGCCAAGAACCACGCCGAGACGATGGGCATGCTGCGCGCCATCGCGAAGGGCAAGGGCCTGACGCAGGCCGAGCTCGACGCCGTCAAGGCCGCCGCCGAGGCAGGCACGAAGGCCGCGCTGGCCGAGTCCGTCGTCGTCCAGGGCGACGTCACCGTCACGCAGACGTCGAAGGGAGCGTGACGCCATGGACACCAAACCCCAGAGGGCACTCACCATCTTCGGCCGCGAGCCCGCAGCCTGGCTCGGCCTGATCGAGGCCGCACTCGCGCTGTTCGTCGCGTTCCCGATCGCGCAGCGCGCCGGCATCGACTCCACGTTCGTCGTGCTGTTCATGGCCGTCGTGTCCGCCGCGTTCGGCGTCTACACCGCGTTCGCCACCAAGGACCAGGCCCTCGGCTACATCGTCGGCCTCGTCAAGGCAGGCATCGCGCTCGCGGCATACTTCCGCCTCGAGCTCAGCCCCGAACAGACGGCCCTGGTCGTCGCCTTCGTCGCTGTGGCCGTCGGGTTCTTCCAGCGCTCGCAGACCAGCCCCGTGGTCGACAGCGTGGTCGTGTCGCCCTCTCCGACACCGGTGGTGCTGACCAGCGAAGCTGGCGTGCCCGCCGATCCGACTGCAGTCGCGGCGGCGTTGGCAGGGACCACGAACTTCTTCTACTCGGGCGACTCCAAGCGTGCCGCCACCTATGGGTCGGACGGCTACGAGGACGGCACAGGCTGATGCGCCGCTTCCAGCTCGGCGTCGGTGCCCTGCTCGACGCCTGGGACCGACTGACGGCCTGACCAGCGGGCGGCATGTTTTCTGGCATATTTTCACCCCGCCTGACCACCGGCCACGACGGCGCCCCTGCCACCTACGGGTGGGAGGGGCGCCGTTGTCATGCCCGCAGCCTTGTGCGGGGATGAACTCCTTGTCGCCAACACGGTCGCGGATCACCTCATCCCAGCCGGGGTCGCCCGCTTCAGCTCGCGCCCAGCAACTTCGGATGTCCCTCGGAAGCCCTCGTGTACTGCTCAGCCAGCTTGCTGGGAGGTTGTATCGGTCGCGGCATTTCCCGGCCGCGGTGTCGACGGATTCTGTGCACGGCTCGGAACAGGGGTGTGACTAGCGCGACGGGCAACCAGAGCACAGACCCGCTCTTCATGAGCCGAGTCATGCTGCGCACCAGCTCCTGCTGGGCTTGCTGCATGATCTGCCGCTGCTTGGGAGGATATCCGCAGAACGGATCCGGATCCCTGTCCGGTCGCCCGAGTCGATGGATCACGTCGTCGATCGCCATCGCGGTTGAAAGTGTCACCCGACTCGGGTTGTTCCTCATCAACTCAAGCTGGTGCACCATGTCGTTAACGCCAGAGTCGTCAGGCAGTCTGCCGTCGAGCTGGGCATCCACCAGCCGATCCCGCAACTCCGACATCTCGGCCCGGAACCGATCTCTGGCCAACAGGGGCCGTCCCCACACGAAGAGCGCCCACACGACCACCGCCGCTGCGACGAGCATCATGGTGTTCATGAGCGGATAGGCATTCATGGTCCCCTCTCTTCCACTACTTGATACGGTAAACGAAGTCAACGTTTCCGGCGGGGAAATACATCTAGGTAGTTCGCTCAGTCGCCGCTAGTGGCGTCGTCCAGATCGTTGTCGCGACAACGCTTCTTGAGTTCTCGAACGTCTCGCTCGAGCTCGGCGTTCCGAGTCTCGAGTCGATGGACGTCCTTGCCCCGCCTGTAGGCCGAGATGAGGGCAGCCACGCCCGCAAGGGTGATCGCGATGGTCAGCGTGATCACGACCTGCACGTTCAGAGTCGTGGTCCGACCCGCGAAGGCCTGGGCAGGCAGGCGGGTAGCAGCAATGCAAGCCGCCAGACCCAGCATGATTACGACGACCCGCCAGTTCCTCAGCCGCTCCCGCGACAGGTCGATCTCTGCTAGCCAGACCATCTCGGTCATCTTGCCTTGACGTTGCTGCTGACTGCGACGCTCACTCTTCCCCCTAGACATGCGGCGCACACTAGCCCACCCGCCGCCCGACCGGGGCTCTACCGCGGGCGCCCCCTCAAACAATCGACAGCGCCCCTGACCTCCCAGGTGGAACGTCAAGGGGGCGCTTGGTCGTGCTCAGGACCGGTAGCGGCGCCGCATGCGTCGAGCGGTTCGGCGTTGGTGTCCGGGTCCGTGCCAGCGGAGCTGTTCGTGCAGGTACTCGATGAGTCGGCACAGCATCATTCGCCGCACCAGCCGACGACGTAGACCTCCCCGGCCTTGGCTTGGGCCCAGGCGTTGTCGAAGCTGGTGACTCGCACGACGGTAAGGTCGTGCCGGTGCTGTCCGCGGGCCTTCTCGGCGGCGGTGCTGGGGGCGTTGACGACGGCCACCTTGTCGGTGAGGCGCTTCCGGGTGTCGCAGCCGACGTCGGCGAGCTGCTCTCTGATGATGGTCATGGCGTCGGCCGACGTCGTGGGGTTCTGCCGGTCGTTCTGGCACCAGGCCGCCGAGCATGTCGTGGACATGGTGATCTCGTCGCCAGCAGATCCCCCGCCGGTCAGGGCTGCGCCCAGTCCGACCATCGGCAGCGTCATCAGCAGCGTGAGCGAGACCCCGTTCGCGGCCGCGCGGTACCCTGCGACCAGTACCTCTCGTGCACCCCTCCGCACCGAAACCCTCCCAAGCGAGCCGTATCCCCGCATACTGCGGGCTTAGGACTGTTATGGTACGGCGTGTGAGAGCTCTTGTCTACTGCCGCGTTTCCCTTGACCCGCAAGGAGATTCACGCTCGGTCTCCGAACAGGAACGCGAATGCCGGGAATGGGCGGCACGCCAGGACTGGTCCGTGGACCGCGTCATCTCCGAAACCGGATCCGCCTCGAGGTACGCCCGATCGACCGGTGCGCGCTCGCGGTGGGCGGAGGTGACAGCTGCTGTCGAGTCGGGCAGCTACGACATCCTCCTCACGTGGGAGGCGTCGCGGGCGACCCGTGACCTGACCGTGTATGCCGCGTTGCGGGACCTGTGCGCCAGGGCGGGGGTGCTGTGGGGGTACTCCGGCACCGTCTACGATCTCAACGCCCGTGCTGACCGGTTCCGCACCGGCATGGATGCTCTGCTGTCCGAGGACGAGGCGGCCCGCATCAGTGAGAGGGTGCAGCGGTCGGTGCGCGCCCGGGCCGCTGATGGGCGACCCCACGGGAAGATCCCGTACGGGTACCGGCGCGAGTACGACCCTGCGACCGGTGCCCTGCTCCGGCAGGTCCCTGACGAGGCGACCGCCCCGGTCGTGCGGGAGATCTACGACCGGATCCTGGCGCGCGAGGGCCTGCACGCGATCGCCGTGGACTTCACCCGCCGCGGCATCGCACCACCGCGGCCGCCACGCACACCACGAGCTGCGGACGGGCAGGCGTGGATTCCCTCGACGGTCAAGAGGATCGCGACCAACCCCACGATGGCCGGCCATCGGGTCCACCGCGGCGCCATCGTCGCCAAGGCCGACTGGCCCGCGCTGGTCGACCAGGACACGTTCGACCAGGTGCAGGCCATCCTCACCGACCCCGCGCGCAGCACCCGCAAGGGAGACTCACGGGTACGGCATCTCCTGTCCGGGATAGCCCTGTGCGGGGCATGCACCCGCGGCCCCATGCGCGTCCTGAACAACCGCGGCCGACGGGCTTACACCTGCCTGTGGTGCCAAGGGGTCACCCGCGTCGTCGAGCCCGTCGACAACCACGTCAGGGACCGCGTCACCGCCCTGCTCGCTCTCGTCGACGTCCACCCCGACACCGGCGCTGTCGACGAGCACACCGCCCAGCTGCAGCACGACCTCACCGCCCTGCGGCAGCGCCTCGACGCCTTCACCGACCAAGCCGCAGACGGCGGCCTCACGCCCAAGGCCCTGGCCCGGATCGAGGCCCGGCTCCTCCCCCAGATCCGCGACCTCGAGCAGCAGGTCCGCGCGAGCCGAGCCCCTGACGCACTCGCCTCCGTGGACCTCGACGACCCCCACGGCTGGTGGGACGCGGCCACTCTCGAGCAGCGCCGCGACCTGCTGCGGCGTGCGTTCCGTATCACGATCCTGCCCGCCGGCCGCGGCCGGCGAACGTTCAACCCCGACCTCATCCAGGTCGTCCCCATCTGGTGACGCCGCCCTGACCGCTACGCTCGCCCTGTGACAGGGGCGGCTTCGCTGTGGGTGGGCCAGCTGAGGATCAGCGCTCGGACAGCGGCCAAGATTCGCCAGCTGCATCACCTCGACCCCGAGGACGTGCGTGCGGCGGTGGAGTGCCGGGAAGGGCTGATCTACACGTGGCACACGCACCCCGTCAGGGGAACACGAGCGATCGTGAGCGCGTTCGTCGGAGGCAAGCAGGTTGTCGTGGTGCTGTACCCGGTCCCGGGCGACCCGTTCGGTGACACGTTCAACTTGGCCAGTACATATGCGGCGGAAGGATAGGTGTGCCACAGTGACCAACATGGACGACGACTTCTTCGAGCCCGACGAGGACCTGGCCGAGGTCCTCCGGGCGTTCCGCGAGGGCCAGAAGGGCCTCACCGCTCGCCCGTCCGCGATCAGGGTGGCAACGGCACCTACGAGCTACACCAACGGATCGATCGAGTCGAAGTCGATCGCCCTCCCCGCGGCTCTGCCCTTCACCGAGTCGGCACCAGTACTGAGCTAGACCGTGAGCATCTTCGACGACGCACTCGTCTCCCTCATCCTGGGCGACTACGTGGCAGCAGAGCCGACCGGAAAGATCAACGCCATCGGTGCAGGCTTCCAGACGACCACAATCCAACCCACCGGCAACATCGGCCCGCAGTGCGTCGCGCTTCTCATCGACGTACCACAGAAGTACGCCGGTCAGCAGTACCCGGTCAGCCTCGAGCTGCGCAACGTCGACACCAACAGCGTCGTACCCATCCCCGGCACCAACCCACCCCAGGCCACCCGATTCCAACAGCTCGTGACAGCCACCCGGCCCATGGTCCCCGGCATCGCCGTACCCGACTCAGTGCCCTGCAGGCACCAGATGGTTCTCCAGATGCACGACGGCATCCCCCTCGCCGCCGGACGTTACGCGTGGCGCGTCGAGATCGACGGCAAGCACCGCCCCAACTGGCACGCATACTTCACCGTGCTGGCGCCGCCCGCAGCACCCGTCGTCGGAGGCCCCACGGCCGCAGCTCCGACAGACCTACCCACCCTGAGCTGATACCTCCCCCACCTCTGGCGCGTCGCGCTCACCCATCCCTAGACTCCGGGTCACGTCCAACCCCTGTGGACCAACCAAGGAGCACCCATGTCCAAGCGCATCGCCGCCGCAGTCCTCACCGCTGTCGCGTTCTTCTCGTTCGGCGCCCTCACCTCTTCGGCCACGGCCGCGACGGCTAGCACGTGTAGCGGCTGCTGGTGACGCATACTGCCCTTCGTGGATGAAGGGCAACGCGCACTCCTCGCGGCATACTCCAACCCGGTGCGGTTGGAGATCCTTGACACCCTCCGCGCCGCGGCTGAGCCTCTGACGGCGGACGAGATCTCCGATCGTGCCCTGCGTGGCCGTGTCGGCGTTCGCAGCCACTTGGCCACACTGCACCGCAACCGTCTCGTCGCGAAGAATCACGACGGGCGCTGGGTGGCTCTGCCTCGACCTGTGGGCCTGCCGGCGCTCGCCGACGTCGCGCCGGACGACCCCGATTATCGGCTCGTCGCGCGTGCTCACGCGGTGTTGGCTGATCGCAGGTGGATGCGGCTTCGTGAGTGGAACCAGGTCAACGTCCGCCCGCAGTGGGCTGCGTGGGGACCGCACGTCATCGCTCAGGACACGGTGATGCGCTTGACCCCGCAGGAGATGGACGAGCTCGAGCAGGCCATCGGGGATGCAGTGACCCAGTTCCGTCGCCGAGTGGTGGGCGACCGGCAGGACCCGGCCGGGTCAGAGTCGGTGTTCCTCGTCGTGTACGCCGCCCCGTTGGACGCGCTCAGGCCTCCCCGCACGTCTTGACCATTGCTTTACGCGCGCTTGACCGGTCGGAGGGGTTTCTTGCATCACCCCGTGAACGGCAAGCCTTCAGGGCGCCGGGACTGGCAGGTAGAAATGGTGCAGCCCGCAACGACCGCCTACCGGCCGTCAGGAATGGGTGAGGGGTAGACCGCCCGTACGTGCCCGCTCCGGCACTCCAGGGGCGGGCGGTCTACCCCGCGAGTGAAAGGGGACGCGGGTGACACCCGATGCCCACTCTCGGCAGGCAGCCTACGACGCGACCATGCCCGCTGACATTCTCTCGATGGACGAGCCCGGCTGGGACACCTTCGACGCCCTGGGCTACCAGCTCATCCAGCACCGTCACGTCGACGACGTCCTCGTCCTCGAGACCGAGCACCTGGTCCTCGCCCCTATCGGGTTCACTCGGCCGGAGCTTGCGCGCCGCCTCGCTCGCTGGGTGTCGGCGTGCTGATACGGGTCGCCCGGACAGCGCGCACCTCTGGCTCCCGACGCCGAGCAAGGCGATCCGCGATCTCCGCCAGCAACGTCTGATCAGAGTAGGCCCCCAGCCCGTCCCGATCGGGCTCGGCGGGAACGCCTGCGCTCCGAGACGGATCGGTGGCAACTAAGCGCGTCCAGTCGCCGTCGGTGTCTGGCCAGAGTGCCCGTACGATCTTCCGCAGGAGATCCCCTCGCACACTCTCCCCGGCCTCGGCCTTGTCCCACGTCGCCGCGTTCACCTCTGCCTTCGAGTACGCGGCCCGCTTGGTGCCGAACACGGACTCGCGCCGTTGGCGGATCAGCTCCCCCAGAACGGCCCTCTCCTCGGACGCGCTGCTCGTCATGGCGGCCACTGTGCCAGACACACCTAGGAACATCTACAGGCACTCAGGAACACCTGACGCCATGGAGGTGACCTGCGGGCTTACACGCTTGTGTTTCCGCTGGTCCATCGCCCAACTGTTCCTATTTTCATCTATTGCCATGTGTTCCTGAACGTGCTTAACTGTGCTCATGGCAGGCACGCGAACGACCATCGAGATCAACGGTTACGCACTCAGGGAACTACGCGTACGGTCGGGACTGGGAGTAGCCGAACTGGCCGCAGAGGTCGAAGTCCAACGCCCGTACATCGCCAAGATCGAACTCGGGCACTCGCGCCGCGTGTCACCAAGGGTCTTCGCCCGACTCGTTCTCGCGCTGGCGATCCAGGACCGTCGAGCCCTGCTTGCCAACCCGTACGCCGCCGACGTCACCACTGAAGACCTGGTCCCGGCATGACGGGCTTGGGGGCGCTCGCCGTGAACCGGGAGTCTGCTGGCTCAGACCCCTGGGAGGGTCCTGTCGGCGACCGGCCGTCGGTGGACCGTGCGGAGGTTGCCGACGTTCTTGCCGGCTTGGTGGCTGCTGCCGAGGCCGTGCGCGTGATGGCCGTGAAGCCGTTCTACGAGAGCGAGCGGGACAGGCGCACGTCTCGACTCCTGTTGGAGGCCACGGCGCGTGAGGCTCAGCTGTTTCTGGACCTGGTGTCGATGATCGGCATCGACGGCAGCCGCGATGACGAATCCGCCTCGGCGTCGGCTGTCGCGGGTCGGGGTGATCTCCCTGGCTCAAGGTTTGCTGACGAGGCCGCTGGCGGTGCCGAGTCGAGTGCCCGGGAAGTCTTTGGGAGTTGGACCGTCAAACGCAACGGCGACGTCCGTATTTCGGTTTACCCAAAGGACGTGGTACTTGGCTTCCCCGTCAACGAGAACGAGGGCGCCACCGGGGGTGTTGCCGGCGCTGATGATCTCGTTAAGGGCGGTCTGGGCGTCGGTGTTCCCGCAACTGAACTCGAGCGTGATCGCCTTGGTGGCGATGCGGATGGTGGCCATGGTGACTCCTCTTCGGTTGGGGGGCCGCAGCTGGAATCTGCGAGTCCTCTAGCAGCAGACCGTAGGGGCCGCCACCGACGGCGGCGGCGTTTCCTCTTCGGTGCCGGTCGCCGTCGGTGGTTCGGGGGCGGGTCATGACGGCCTCGACCAGCGCCGCTGGTTCGCGGCGTGTGATCCGGGTGAGTGACTGCTGCGGCCGCGACGTGTTGGAGCACGAGTCCGCGGATGAGTGGGCTGCTGCTGAGATCGCTCACCACGGCCAGCCCCCGGCTGATGTTGTCGACCTGGTCCGGACGTGGGCTGACCAGGCCGCGCGTGCGGGTCGTTCGAGCCCGCCGTAGACCACCGGCCGGCCTACTCCGCCGACCTGGCGCCTCTTCCCCCTGCGGCGCATGGTCTGGCAGCGCAAGGAGTGGCCCGGCCGGTCCCCGCTCCTGGCCCGCTCGTCCCCCCCGGGCGGGCCGGGAGCACCCCAAAGCTCCAACCCGACAAGCCCGACAAGGAAGTGCCCGGGCCTCGACGCGCTCACAACGCATGTGTCGAAGGCCCGGGCCCGAAGCAAGGAGATCTTCTCAGATGACTACCACCACAGCAACTACGCCGGCACCTTCGCCGGCAGTGGATCCCGATGCCGCTGCAGCCGTCGCCGTGCGGGTCTTGAGACTGGCCGGCGAGACCGGCGTCCGCCTGCACAACATGAACCTGAACTTCTACCGGGCCCAGCTCGTGTTCCCGTCAGGCGCAACGATTTCCGTGTTCGTCCCGGACGGGGAGGCCGATGTCGACCAGCTCGCGGACCAGCTTGGGCTGGCCGCGGACGATGGCACCGACAGCAACTATCGGCGCGCCGGGACGGTTGATGGCGTAGACGTCGATCTGTGGACGACCCGGCAGACGAACCTCCGGTGCGCGTGCGGTGCAGCCTGCGGGCATTCCTCTGAGACGGGCGGGTCCCGCTGATGCGCACCGTCGTCGTGTCCCGCCGGGCCGTCCTCGCGGTCTTGGTGGCCGTGTGCGCGTTCCTGGTCTGCGCGTCCGTCGCGTTCGCGGGAAACCACCAGGGCGACTCCCCTGACCCGTGGATCTGCCATCCCGTGAACGGTGCCGGCGAGACGGGCACCGGCTGGAACCTCATCTCCCCCGACAAGGCCTCGTCGCACATCGACGAGACGACGGGTGCGGGCAAGCACACCCGCTCCGACGGCCGCACCGACGTGTATGCCGTCAACGCCTCCGGTGTGTGGGTCTGCCCCGGAAACCCCACCACCTCAACGACTTCCGCGCCGCCCATCACGGCAAGCCCTACCGACACGGAGACCACGACATGGCCGGCGACGACCACGACGTCCACGACCGGCCCATCCTCAACCAGCCCGACGACGCCTGGATCGAGTACTCCCACGACGTCTCGGACCACAACCTCAACCACGCCTGCGACGAGCGAGCCGAGCACTGGCACCAGCACGGCGACGAGTACTGCCACGCCCCCGCCCGCCCCGTCCACGACGACCAGGCCTACCGGGCAGCCGTCAACGCCGAGCGAGACGACGACCAGCGCGTCACCGTCGAGCAGCTCCTCGACCTCGAGTTCGACGACCACCGCCCCGCAGGCGCTAGCCTCCGCGCCTACGACGACGCCCCGCGACCTGTCCGCAAGTCCTTCCGCGCCATCGCCAGCATCCTCTGGGCGATCGACGACCTGGCACCCGCAGACCGCGACATCCTCTTCCGCCGCCTCCACCGCTGACCGTCTCGCTTACACCGGCACGGGCGTCTCGGGCCCTGTCGCCGCAGGCATCGTCGTGCTCGCGCTGGGCGGCATCTTCTCCTGGTACGCGTGGGCTCTGCGCCGCCACGACGACGGGGGCGACCAGTGAGCCCTGACGTGTCGGTCTGGAGCGAGGCCGGCGGCTGGGTCCTGTTCTGGGTGGCTGTCGCGCTGGCGGCGGTGGTGTGGGCGGCCGCTCTGGGTCTGGCCCGTGCCGCCGACCGCGACGACACGACCGCCCAGCAGCCCCCGCAGACGTGGCACCTCGAGGTGTGCTCGCGCTCGCGGTGTCACTACCCGGGGTCGGTGGTTCGGCGTGAGCAGTCGACCCGGCAGCTGGTGCGTGTGTGCACCGGGCATGCGTGGGAGGGCGACCAGCGGGGCTGGTGGGCGCCGGACTACCCGTTCGACCGTGAGGCGTCCGACGTCGTGGACCAGGCGACCCGGATCACCCGCGAGGCGGCGACATGAGCGGCCTGCTCGACCTGGTCGACGCCCTCGAGGTGGCGGCTGCGTGGCTGACGCAGGAGTTCACGTCGTGCACGTGCGCTACTGCCGCGGTCGAGGATCTCGACGTGGACCCGGACTGCCCGGGCCTGCATGTCGCAGCGGACGGGTGCCGGGCGCACGCGCACCTCGCTGCCCGGGTCGCGTTGCACGACGCCGGCATACCCGTCCCTGACGGGCAGGTCACGTGGTTGCGGGACCGGGTGCTGGCGATGCATGCGGATCTGGTGGGAGCGATCGACACGGTCGCTACCCGCCACGGACCGGCCCGGGCCGCGGAGGATGACCTGCGTGAAGTGATCCGTCTTTTGGCTGACGTGTGCGCTGCGCCGCGGCGGCGCCCGCGACCGTTGAGGGCGGTGACGGCAGCGTGACCTCGTTCACCCCGCAGCAGAAGAAGGACCTCGAGCCGTTGGCGCGTCGCGTCCGCGAGTGGAACACCGCCCTGGATGACGTGTCACCTGACTGTGTCTGCAGGACCCGCCCGGATGGTCGGATCGACCCCAAGCCGGGCTGCCCGGGTTCGCCGCGGCATTGCCTGGCGACGACGCTGCTCGCGATCCGCACCACGATGAACCTGGTCCGGATGGCGAACCAGCAGCTGACGGACGCCGACCTCGTCGACGCCGTCCGCGCGTTGGGGCGAGTGTTCGACGGGCTACCGGCCGCGACGTCGCATGCGGCGTTCGCGAACGACATCTTGGTGGCGTTGCGCGGGCGGCCGGTCTTCGATGAGAACGGGGACCGGCGATGACCACGACCCACAACCGCGCCCGCGCCGAGCGGCTGCTCCGCGAGCACCAGGGCGACGACCTTCGCACCACGTCGACGTCGGTCTCCTGCACCTGTGGGGTGACAATCCCGGTGCACCCTGCGGCGATCGCCCGCCACATCGTCGGCCAGCTGCTGCTGGCGGACCTGCTCCGACCGGACCCGACCGGGCCGCTGCCGCTGATCGCGTTGCAGGACATGGGCCCCGGTGAGGTTGTGTTCGACCGGGGCGGCCAACCGTGGATGTGTTGCGGGTTCGTTGACGACACCAGTGAGGCGTTGTGGGTGTCGTACGCCGAGGGCGTTCCGGACGAGCTGTGCACCTCTGACCTGCACGCTGAGCGGTCGCCGTTGGCCACGGACCGGGCGAAGGCGGGGTGCGGGTCGTGAGGCATGTGATGACCCCTCAGATGGAAGCCGAGATCCTGCGCCTGATCGTGCAGGGCAAGATGTTGGGCGCGATCGCGCAGCAGCTGGCGCTGTCGTTGTCGCGCGTGGACACGGTCGCACGCGAGCATGGCTGGCCGGACATGGCCGCGGTCGGCCGCTCCCTCGAGGAGCTCGACGAAGACAACGACGCTTCGACGTTGGAGCCGACTAACCCTGACCCCGGCGCGCAACACCTTCCTGACGGCAAGACCTTGCAGATGGTGCCGGTCGATGAGTTGCACCCGGACCCGGACAACCCGCGCGAGAAACTGACGGGGATCGAGGAGCTCGCCGAGTCGATCGACGCCCAAGGCCTGATCCAGCCGATCGTGGCTCGCCGCCGCGGTGGCCGTCTGGTCGTGGTTGCCGGGCACCGCCGCCTCGCCGCGGTGGAGCTCCTGCAGTGGGCCACCGTCGAGACGGTTATCACCAAGGACATGCCGTCCGACGACGTGCTGGCGAAGATGCTCGTCGAGAACGGTCAGCGCGCCGGCCTGGACCCGATCGAGGAGGGCCGCGCCCTGGCTCGTCTGAAGGCCACCACCGGCAAGTCCAGCGCGGAGGTGGGCCGAGCAGTCGGCCGTTCCTTGTCGCACGTCGAAGGCCGCCTGCGTCTGCTGTCGTTGCCGCCGAGCGTGCAGGAGAAGGTCCGCACCGGACAGATGAACATCGGTGAGGCCGTCGAACGATCCCGCGCGGATTCCGGTCGTGCGCAAGGCCCACGGTCCAGCTACCGCTTCCACCTCGGCGACGGTCACCCGCTCGCATCCAAGGCCCGCGCCCGATGCCGGCAGATGCACCGGCAGACGCGGAAGGTCGGCGCCGTCGCGTGCGGCGAGTGCTGGGAGACGGTGATCCGCGCGAACGAGCGGGAGACCCTGCACAACCACTCAGCACAGACGGGCCGGTGCGCCCTGTGCCAGACCCCAACTGATGACACGGATACGTCAGCAGACCCGACAGGAGACCAAACCCGATGAGCCCCAACGCAACTGACACGGCACAGGTGCAGTACCTCGACCTGAAACCGTCCCTGATCGCGCAGCACCCGGACAACCCGCGTCGCGACGTGGGTGACATCTCGGATCTGACGGCGTCCGCGAAGGAACGCGGCATCCTCGAGCCGTTGATCGTAGCCCCGGCGTACGACGGCATGACGAAGTCGTTGGGAAAGGCCGAGTTCCTGTTGATCGCCGGCCACCGGCGTCTCGCGGCCGCGAAGAAGGCCCGCCTGTCCACGGTGCCCGTCGTGCTGCGCAACGACTGGACGTCCCGCGGCGACCAGGTGTCCGCGATGCTGATCGAGAACCTGCACCGCGCCGACCTGTCCCCCATCGAGGAGGGTGAGGGCTACCAGCTGGTCATGGAGGTGGACGGCCTCACCCAGGCCAAGGTTGCCGACCGGGTCCAGCAGCCAGCGAAACGCGTCCGCGACCGGGTGAAGCTCGTCAAGCTCCCCAAGGGTGTGCAGGACCGCATCCACGACGGCCAGGTCACCCTGACCGAAGCGATCGAGGCCGCGGCGTTCGCGTCCGACGGGGACACCATGGCCCGCCTGGAGAAGGCCGCCGGCACCCGCAACTTCGCCGTGGAGCTCGAGGCCGCCAAGGCCCGCCGCAAGGCCGAGCAGGACTGGCGCTCCCTGCTGAAGCAGATCCGCGACGCCGGCTACGTCGAGCTCGAACCAGTCAAGCAGGACCCGGCCGCCGAACCCGGCACCCGCGTCGACGGCGCCCGCCAACGCAGGAGCATCCCCGGCCTGGGCGGCGGCTACGCCTGGCGTCTTGAAGACGCATGGGCTGAGGAGAAGCGCCTCCACGCCGACTGCCCACACAGGGCCGTCGTCATCACGGATGAGAGCTCCCCCGGCCGCGGCCACACACGCGGCCTGGAGTTTCTCTGCACCAAGCCCGAGGTCCACGCGGCACAGGCCCAGACCGGCCGCGACAACACCCGCCACGTGGTCGACACCAGCCTCCCGGAGACGGACGAGGAACGAGCCGCACGCCAAGCCCAGGAGGCGGCCCGCGCCGAGCAGGAGCGGGACCGCGCGGACCTGCAGTCGAAGCTCGACGCGGCCGCGACGGTGCGCCGCCGTTGGGTCTCGGACGTGCTGCACCACAAGACCGGCGACGTCGACCTCGCCAAGCGGCTCCTGCTCGAGCACGCCCGAGCCGACTGGACCGAGAGCAACATCATCGGCTGCGCCACGAGCATCTGGGAGCGGGGCGCGCTGCTCGCGTGGTTGCGCATCGACGAGGACGTCCCCGGCGAGGACGTCCCTGCCGTGGTCAGTGACAAGCTCAACAAGCTCACCCTGCCGGCGCTCGCGATGCTGACCCGCATCGTGTGGTTCGCAGACGTGGAGCGTGGCATGACGGAGCCCCACCGCGAGTGGCCCGCCACGGACGAGGACGTGGACTGGTTCCGGATCCTCACGGACGAGTTCGCGTACCCGTGGTCGGACTTCGAGCGGGACCACTTCGGCCTCGACGCGGACGGGCATGTCCCCTCGGTCACCGAAGAGGACGACGCTGACGTGCCGGCTGACGACGGTGACGCGGAGGCGGGCCAGTGACGGCCCCCGCGCCGCATTCGCGGCTGCGGCTGGTCGACCTCGAGCCGGACGCGTCTCGCGCGATCTGGCGGGCGGCGAAGGAGACGGCGGACGCGATCGCGGATCTGCGTGAGGCGGTGTCGGCTGCTGTGGTGCAGGTGCAGCCGCAGTGGTCGCGGGTGGTGTCGTCGTCGTCTGCGTTGCGTGCGGCGGTGCAGTCGGCTCGTCGTGAGGCGGGGACGCGGTGACCCCGCTGGAGCATGTGGCTGAGGCGGAGCGTCAGCTGCGGCGTGCGGCTGCGGTGGAGAACACGCCGCGAACGCATCTGACGAAGAGTTTCGCGTTGGCCGCGATCGGGCACGCTGTGACGGCTCTGGCGCGGTGCGCGGTGGACACCGGAACCACCCCGGGTGCGTACGGGGTGACGACGTATTCGCGGGTCGCTGCCGCGGTGGAACGGATCGCGCACGACGCCGCGGTGCATGTCCTTCCGTCGACTGTGCGGTGCCCGGGCTGTGACGCCCTGACGGACAGTGGCGGGGTCCGCGCCTCCGACGGGCATGTGTGGTGCATCCGTTGCGCCCCAACCTCATCGGCGCTGAAGCCGGACACTGCCGTGTTGGAGGGCCGGTCATGACGGAGTCCTTGTCGAGTCTTGCCCGCGACGCTCGGGTCCTGTTGGAGGTGGGCGACGCGATGGCTGAGCTCGTCGACACGTACGCGGCATACCCGATGCCGGACGGCGCTGGACCCCGGGTGTTGCCGTGGGCGATCGGTCGGCGAAACGTGTGCCGGGCCCGCCGGCAGGCGGCGCACCGGGACGGCACCCTCACGTGGGCTGACCAGCTGGCCCTCGCACACCTGGAGACCCTTGCGTGTGAGGACCCGGCGCAGCTGCGGGACTGGTTGCTCAAGCACGCCGCCGTGGCTGCCTTGTGGGTGTCCGACCTTGACCGCCGGCACACCGACAACCCGGCCTACGCCGCGGCGCACGTGGACCGGTTCCACCTGCGGGAGGTGCCAGCCTGATGGCCACCGAGTACGAGTACGCGCCGGACGTCGAGACGATCGCGAAGGACCTGATCGCCGACGTCGAGGACCACTTCGACCTCGGCAACGTCGAGATCCTGTACGTGTTCCGCGACAAGGCTTCCCGCTCCCGGGGTCGCGCCGTGTTGGGTCGCGCCCGCAAGGTCACCGGCTTGAACCGGTTCCTCATCCGCCCCGACGACGACCCCGACCTGCCTCTGTTCGTCCTCGAGATCGCCAAGGACACGTGGAGCGACCTGACGGACGAGGGCCGCCGCGCTCTCGTCGACCACGAGCTGTCCCACCTCGTCGTCGGCGAGAACGAGGACGGTGAGCTCGTTGGCGGCATCCGCGGCCACGACCTCGAGGAGTTCATTGGCGTCGTCGAACGCCATGGCCTCTGGAAGCCTGACGTCGTCGCCATGGGCACCGCGGCCGCGGCGAAGGTTGAGCAGCTCACCCTGCACCTCGTCGGCGACGACGCCGCCGGCAAGGGCCCGAACAACAAGGGCGGCCGCCCATGACCCCGCCCTCCATCAACGACGGCCCGTGCACGGTCGGTGAGGCGTTCGACGACGACGCCGACCAGTACCCCGACACCCAGGCACTTTCGCAGGCCGTCAAGGGACTCGAGCTCGCCCTCGACCACCTCGTCGAGACGGGCCGCGCACACCGCCACAGCGTCGACGGCGACATCACGGCCACCCCGGTCGAAGGGGGAACCAGCTGATGTGGCACCCGACCCCTGAGACATGTGACGCCGTCGAGGCAATCCTTAACGCGCTCACCGAACGGGACGGTCCGATGGACACGCACGACCTCGCCGCCGCATGCCCGATCCGTGAGGTCACCTACACCCTCCACCTCACCCCCGAGGAAACCTTCTACCCGGCCCACCACCCCGACACCGGATGGTGCCGCGAACCACGCGGCAACGTCATTGCTGTCGCCTGTGATGGGTTGGAGCACACCGACATTCGCCCGCGCCTGTTCACCGAGACCTACCCGATCCTGCGCCGCCTCGCCCAGGCCGGTCTGATCGAGCACAGCCATGAGCGCGGGCACCGAGTCCAGTGGCTGCTCACCGCAGCCCCACAAGCATGCGAGGAGTTCGTCGCGAACCTCCGCACCGGCCAGGCGGTTCCGGCATGACCCCCTACGAAGCAGCAGCGTTCATGCTGCGCCGCGGCGCAGACCCAGCCCTCATCGTCGCCTACCTGCGACTGGAACTCGCGAGAGACCCGCTTGCGTGGATGACGCGCGAGCAGCGCCGCATCCATGAGCTCCGGGCAACGGTCAACAGCCTCCTGACTCAGATCGCAAAGCGGTACGCAGAACTTGTCGACCAGGCTGTCGACACGTACGCGGCGTACCTCGCCGCCGTCGGGCAGGCGCTCGTACCCGCCGACTTCCCAGCATCTGGCGATCCGCAGCCGACCAGACCACGGGACACCTCATGAGTGCCGGCACGACCCTCGCCCGGCAACACCCCACGACCTCAACGGAGGCCCCCACTCGTGCCCTGGCTCAAGCTCAGCGACAGGTTCGCCCTGCACCCGCTGCTGCTCAAGCTTCGCCGCACCCCGAAAGCCGACGAACGCACCACCAACGAGGTGACCGGGTTCGTATCCAGGTGCGCATCCCTGTCCGCCGGCTACATGACCGACTACTACGTCGACCTCGAGACCGCCGAGCAGATGGGCCTCGCCCGCACCCAGGTACTCCTCCGCCAGGCAACCGCAGCCGGGCTCCTGATACCCGAAGGCCGCGGCAACAACCGCCGCTGGCGCATCGTCGAAGAGGAAGACCTCTTCCACATCCGCGCTCGCGAGGACGTGGAGTGGGAGCGACAGCGGGACCGGGACCGGCGCAACCCAGAGCTGACGATGCCCGTGTTGGCTCGTGACGGAGACCAGTGCAGGTACTGCCTGCACGTCGTGAACTGGAAGGACACCAGGTCTGGTCGCGGTGGGACGTTCGATCACCGCGAACCGGGACAGGCGGCACGGGTCGAGACGTATGTCGTCTCCTGCCGAACCTGTAACAGCAAGAGGAAGGCGAGTCCGGACGCCGAGCGCGAGCTGCCATTGCAGCCACCGCCGCTGGCGGCCTACTTCTCGCCCAAGTCGACCACGAAGGAACGGCTCGAGGAGTACTTCGGCCGCCCCTTCACCTCGGCGTCGCAGCCGCGACCCGTCGTGGATACCGCAGCAGGCGCGCACCGTCCTGGTGGAGACGCAGCCCAGCAGGGCGCGCACCACCAGGGCGGAGACGCAGCCGCGCGACCCACGACGGACACCGCATCGCGCGAGCCCCAACCCGAGGCTGCAGCCACAGGCGCGCCAACCGCTCACGCGCCCCCCGACCGGACCACCGCGGTACCACCGTGGTCTGAGGGTGGACGCCCGGTCGGGACGGGACGGGACGGGAACGGGTTGGGTCAGGAGGGGTCGGCTGTTGCGGTGGCCCAGCCTGCTCGACCTCGTGGTGCTCGCGGTCGTCGTGGTGGTGGTTCGTCATGAGTGCTGCGGCGACGTTGCCTCCTGCCCCGGCTCTGGGTGCACCGGTGAAGTGTCAGCGGTGTCCTGCCCGGGTGGTGTGGGTTCGGACTGAGGCCAGAGGGAAGTCGATGCCGTTGGACCCGGCCCCGGTCCCGGACGGGAACGTGGTGCTGGTGCCGCTTCCGCAGTCGAGGCACTTCGTTGCGCGCGTGTTGCCGCCGGAGAAGTTGCCGCCGGCGGACGGATCGCCCACGTACGTCTCGCATTTCGTGACGTGCCGTGGTGGGCGACCTGCGCGGCATCGGGACCAGGTGACGAAGACGTGCGCGCGCTGCGGGCTCGTGATCGTTGCGGCGTCAGTTCGCAAGGCGGACAGGGCGTTTTACGACCACTACAACGCCAAGCACTTGGACAGGTGCGAGACGTGTGACGAGCCGGTGCGGTGGATCCGCGCAGAGAAGCCTGGAGGCGGAGTGGGTGAGGTTCTGATGCTTGACCCTGACAAGGTCGAGGACGGCGACGTCGAGAGCGTCCTGGGCACGTCACAGCCGCTGGCGCGGATGGTGGACCGGGAGTCGTTGTTGGAGATCCGTCCGGGGTTCCAGCTGCACGCCCACCAGGTGGTGCGTCGTGGGTGACGTGAGTGGGCTGTTGGATTTCAGCGACGTCGTCGACGAGCTGCAGTTGTCGTTCCGGTCGCGCGAGGACTGGCCGAAGGGGCACCGGTGCGTGAAGCCGCTCGGGTACCCGTCGGCCATGGGGTACGACCCGCCGAACGTGTGCACTCATCACCAGGTGGTTCCCCGGCCGTTGCTCGATCGGTTGCAGGAGCTCGTCGCGCCCGGTTCGTCGGGCCCGCGGTCGGAGGACTCGGATCGGCAGCCGTCGAAGCGGGCCGGGTCGCCGGCGCCGTGGGCGGCGAAGCCGGCGGAGTTGCTCGACGAGGTCCTGTTGGGGGCGTTGGCGTTCAACTCCTCGATCCGGGCACGTCTGGGTATGCCGGAGCTCGAGGTGACGCGTCGGGTGCTGCGACCGGATCCGGACTGGCGGCCGCCGATGGCGTGGCCGCCTCGGCCGCGGCGCGTGCGGGTGACACAGGTGGCGTCGGTGGTGCCGAAGCAGGAGGCTGGCCGCGCTGCGCTGGCCGATCTGCCGCGGGTGCTGGCGAAGCTACAGCTCGAGGACCCTGACGACCCTGACGCGAACGGGCCGTACGTGAAGCCGTCGGAGCCGTGGCGTGGGCGCCGGTGGGGCAACGTTGAGGCGACCGTGCGCTACTGGCACAAGCAGGCCCGTCTCATCACCGGCCACATCTCGACGTCGCGAACGGTGGTGCACCGGTTGCCGAACCCGCACGCCGGCGCGTTCTGGCCGGGACCGTTGCACGAGTCGCCGAACGACTGTGGCGACCCGTCGTGCTGGGTGCTGCAGCTCAGCCGGGACAAGGAGCATCTGACGTTGCGGTGCCCGCACTGCCGCACCATCGGCCTCGTTCAGGACGAGATCACCGGTGCCCTGTTCTGCGACCGCCCGTCGTGCCGGGACGAGTCGGGCAACCGCCACGAGTGGTCGATCGTGGCGATCTTCGAGCTCCTGAACATCGAAGGCGGTGAGCTCCTGCGATGAGCCGCGGCATCGAAGACCTGCGACGCGCGGCGACCTACTACCGCGACACGGCCGCCGTCGACGCGGCTAAGAGAGCCGCGGCGTACCGGCAACGTGCAGCGGCGGCGCCACTGGTCGAACGTCACGGCCCGTGCCCGGCATACCCGGACGGCTGGTTCAGCCACCCACGCGGCAACCTGCTCGCTGCCGCCCGCGGGGCCGACGCAGCGGCGCGCGCGTTCCTTGCGATGGCGGCACGCATCGACGCGCGCCTCGAGCTCCTACAGAAGGAGCAGGACCAGTGAGCGCGACGACCCAGCACCCGATCGGCACCGACTCGGCCGCGGCCCGAGTCGGCGTCGACCCGGCACAGTTCAGCAAGTGGGCCAGGCGCCGCGGCCTCAAGCCCGTCCGGTACGTCAACCTCGGCCGACTCCGGTATGCCGTCTGGGATCTCGATGAGGTCCTCGACGCGCTGGAGCGCGGGCCGGTCAAGCGCAAGGAGATCGAAGGCAATGGCCACTGACGAAGCAGACTCCCGGTCGCGTCCGGACGTGTGGGACGAGGTGAGGGAGGAACGCGCCCGCGCTCATGCGAAGCATGGCGACAGGTCGATGGAGGCGTCCCCCTGGACGTCAGAGCGTCGACTGCGAATCCTGCTCGAAGAGCTCGGCGAGGTCGCCCGCGAACTCAACGACGCCGACATCGAGGACCGGGAGCCAGACGCCGACTCGCTGCGCCTGGAACTCATCCAAGTTGCCGCGATGGCCGGCGCGTGGGCCGATGTGATCCCGCTCGACTACAGGGCGCCCGCACCGCAGGCTGCGATTGCGTCAGGGCTGGCCCCGGCGGTGGAGGTCGAGACTGTGGTGCTGCGGGCGGTAGCTGCGGCGGCGCTGGCCTGCTCCGCTCTCGACGAGCACCCCAACCACGACCCCACCTGCGCTAACGCACTCGACCCGGACATCGAATGCACATGCTGGCGGCGCGAGGTCTATGCCGCCGCCGTGGAGTTGTCCGCGCTGCTCCCCGTCGAGCAGAGCGAGGGCTGCGACGTGCGCTCCGTCGGGTGCCTGGTGGCCGCCGGGCTCGGCAGGTCGAGACCCAGGCCCCAAGGCAGGGCAGCACGTGGTCTCGAAGACATCAGTGGGTGAAGCGCGACACGCCGGACGGGGGCCTGCGATGAGTAGCGCGGTGGTGCGGGTACTCTGTGAGCCGTTGGTAGAGGTGTATCCAGAGCCCGGTGCGCGTGTTGTTCGTGCCGGGCTCGATCGCTGAAAAATCCAGCGTTCTGGCTGGTCAGACCCCTCCGCCCCCCTTCTCTCTCTCCCCGGTAGGAAACGAAAACCGTTGAGAGGAAACATCTTCGGGCCTCGCGAAGTTAGGTGGGTGCCAAGTGGCTGTTCCGAGCCCGTACGGCGCCGATCACCAGCGTCGGCGGAAGCTGGCGCTCGAGGAGGCGTACAACACCCCCTGTCCGCGGTGTGGGGAGCTGATGTTGAGGGGGCAGCGGCTGCACTTCGGGCACGTCGAGCCGGTGGTGATGAACCCGGCGTCGAAGGCGGAGCGCATCGAGCACGCCGACTACCGGGACTGCCCTGCCGGCGGGAACACCGCTGACGGTGGGCGGCTCATGCACCGGATCCGGAATCTGCGCCCGTCGCGGGATTGGTGATGACGCGGGAGGTGACGTATCCCGTTGGAGGACAACGACACCGGCGAGGACTTGGGGTACAAGCCGCGCGAGCTGTCCAAGACGGCACGGCGCGAGATGCGCGTGCTCGAGCTGCGCGCCGAGGGCTACGGCTTCGACGAGATCGCGGCCAGGTGCGGGTACGCGAACCGTGGGTCGGCGTGGAAGGCGTACAAGCGGGCGCTCGCGTCTGGCGACCGGGTCATGACGGACGAGAACGCCAGGACGTTGGAGCTGCACCGCCTCGAGCTGCTGACCCAGGCCGTGTGGCCGGCGGCGTCACGGGGGGACCTGAGCGCGGTCCGTGAGGCGGCCCGGCTCAGCATGCTGCGCTCGAAACTGCTGGGTCTGCCTGTGGCGCCGGGTCGCTCGGGGGGTCGCTCCAGCGACGACGGGGCCGGTGAGCAGTCGGGTGTGGTGATCGGCCCGGATCGTCTCGACGAGATGCGCGAGCGGAGGCAGCGCGATGAAGCTGAGCGCACTGCTGGATCGTGACGCCACGTATGACGAGCGGGATCTGCCGTTGGGTGTGCAGACCCCGACACACCGGTTGGTGCCGGCAGCAGCGTTCACCCACGGCAATGACGCGGTCGAGTTCGCGGACTACTGCGGCTACAGCCTGTACCAGTTCCAGTGCGACGGCCTGGTCGACAAGCTCGGCGCCAACGTCATCGAGCAGCGTGACGGGACACGGGTGCAGCGGTGGGCGGCGCAGGAGACGTGCGACATCCTGTCGCGACGCAACGGCAAGTCCGTGGAGATCGAGGTCCTGATCCTGTTCGGCTTGTTCGTCCTCGGTGAGCAGAAGATCATGTACACCGCCCACCGCGACGACACCGCGGCGGCCGTGTTCAACAACGTCGTCGCCGCGATACGCCGTACCCCGAAACTGTGGGCTGAGCTGATCGACAAGGGCCCGCGCACAGCCAACGGGCAGCGCGCGATCATCCTCAAGAGCGGCGCCGCGTGCTACTTCCGCACCCGCACCAAGGACGCCGCGCGAGGACAGGGCTTCGACCGTCTCATCGTCGACGAGGCGCAGGAGCTCGACGAGGAAGAGCTGGCGTCGGTCATGCCTCTGGTGTCCGGCAACCCCAACGCCCAGCTGAACTACGCCGGTTCCGCTGGCGGCCTGCGCGCAACGGTCCAGGCGAAGCTGTGGCGCTCGTTCCTCGCTGAGGAGCGGGGCCTGTGCTACCGCGGATGGCACGCCGACCGGGACACAGACTTCGACGACCTCGACCTTGTAGCGAGAGTGAACCCTCGTCTGGGGCATGGTCTGAGCTACGAGTTCGTGGCCAAGGAGTTCGGGAAGATGACCCGGGCCAACTTCGGCCGTGAGCGTCTGGGTGTGCCGACGTTTCCCCGTCAGGCTGGCGACGCGTGGGTCATCCCCGAGGAGGCGTGGACGCGCTGCAAGGACTCCGAGTCCAGCATCCCCGCCGGCGCCCCGATCGCATTCGTGCTCGAGGCGGACCCAGAGCTGGAGTACGGCACGATCGGTGTCGCCGGCCGACGCCAGGACAAGGCCATGCACCTCGAGGCGTTCGTGCACGAGCCGGGCGTCTCCTGGATGGTCGACCGGGCCAAGGACCTGCAGACCAAGCACGGCGGTGACGTGTGGCTGGACCCCAAGGGACCGTGCGGCTTCCTGCAGGGTGACCTCGCCCAGTCGGGCGTCGCGGTCAAACTGTTCGACGCCGAGGACGTGAAGAACGCATGGACCTGGCTGTACACCAACGCCAACCCCAAACCTGACCCGACCGACCCGGACCACGTTCCCCCACCCGGGCTGTACCACCGCGGCGGCGACGCGATGACCAGGGCCTTGTCCGCGGCCGAGCTGCGGAACCTGCTCGACCGGCACACCCTGCGCCGCACGGTGGCATCCGAGATCAACCAGGGCCCACTGATCGCGCCGATGCTCGCCGCGTACGCCGTCGTCAAGAGCGAGCGATCGAAACCGCCACCGCCCTCACCGCGGTCGGCGCGCGGCGACCGACCCGGCCGCCGTACCCCACCGAAGCGACGCGCACCGCGCGAGATCGACATCGCCAAGGCCGGCTTCTGACCTGACCGACCCGTGAGGAGGTGCCGCTGGTGGCGCAGGACGACCCCACACCTCCCCCGCTGCCCAAGGGCGGCCGCTCACAGGTCGCGCAGCGCGAGGTCGGGTATGCCGCGAACCCGACAGACGGACGCGACTGGTGGCAGGTCGGCGCCCTCGACGACGAGACGACCCCGGAGCTGCAGTGGCCGCTGAACCTGGCGGTGTACGACGCGATGCGCAAGCAGGACGCGCAGGTCGGGTCGGTGCTACGGGCTGTGACGTTCCCGGTCCGTTCCACGAAGTGGCGCATCGAACCCAACGGCGCTCGCGATGACGTCGTCGAGCATGTCGCGCGGGATCTTGGTCTGCCGATCAAGGGCCGTGAGGACATCGCCCCCGGCCGCATGCGGGACCGCTTCTCCTGGGACGACCACCTGCGCCACGCCCTGCTGAAGCTGGTGTTCGGGCACATGGTGTTCGAGCAGATCTACCGCATCGACGAGGTCACCGGGCTGGCGCACTTGCGCAAGCTGGGACCCCGGATGCCGCGCTCGATCGCGAAGTTCAACGTGGCCCGTGACGGCGGCCTGGTCTCTATCGAGCAGAAGGCCACCATGGACGGCCCAGGCAGCAAGAACATTGTGCTCCCGGTGAACCGGCTCGTCGTCTACGTCAACGAACGTGAGGCCGGCAACTGGCAGGGCATCAGCGCTCTCCGCACGGCGTACAAGAACTGGCTCCTGAAGGACCGGCTCCTGCGCATCCAGACCACAACCTTGGACCGCAACGGGATGGGCGTTCCCTGGTTCACCGGCGCCGAGGGCGCCGACCAGAAGGCGATCGACGCCGGACAGCAGATCGTGGAGGACCTGCGCAGCGGCGACAACTCGGGCGCTTCCGGCCCGCACGGCTCCATTCTGAAGCTTCTTGGTGTCGAGGGTGAGCTACCCGACGCCGGCAAGCCGATCCAGTACCACGACGAACAGATCGCCCGCGCGGTGCTGGCCCACTTCCTGAACCTGGGCACCCAGACCGGCTCTTGGGCTTTGGGCACCACGTTCGCTGACTTCTTCACCCAGTCGCTGACCGCGGTCGCGCAGGACATCGCGGACGTCACTACCGCCCACGTCGTCGAGGACCTCGTCGACATCAACTACGGCGAGGACGAACCGGCCCCGAAGGTTGTGTTCGACGACATCTCATCGAACTCGGCGGCGCTCGCGCTGGCCATCAAGGCGCTCGTCGATGCGGGCGTCCTCACCGCCGACGAAGGCCTCGAGGCGCACATGCGCCTGGGTCTCGGCTTGCCGACGAAGACCAGCGAAGGAGCAGATCGTGACCCGTCAGCTGCCTGACACCCGTCCGCACACCGAGGCCGAGTTCGAGGTTCCCACTCCGCCTCCGGCGCTCGCGCAGGTGCCGCGCCTGCGGTACTGGGGCGACCGTCGCCCGCCGAAGAACCGGGCCGACATGTTCTCGGTCGCGGTGTCACCACGCAACGCCACGACGGACGACCCTGACCCGGACACCGCCCCGGCCGAGCCGACGCAGTCCGTGGGGAGCGTCGCCACGATCCGCCTGTACGGACCCATCGACTCCTGGGGCGGTTGGTGGGGCATCTCAGCGGCCGACGTCAGCGAGGCCCTCGACGGCTTCGGTGACGACGTCGACGAGATCCGTGTGCGGATCAACTCCCCCGGCGGCGAGGCCTGGGAGGGCATGACGATCCTGAACATGCTCCGCGCCCACCGCGCCAAGGTGGTCGCCGTCGTCGATGGCGTCGCCGCGTCCGCGGCCTCGTTCATCGCTGCCGGCGTCGAGGAGACCGTCATGTCTCCCGGCACCCAGATGATGATCCACGACGCCAGCAACTTCGCGATCGGCAACGCCGCGTTCATGCGTAAGAACGCCGAGTTCCTCGACTCCATCTCCGACGCGATCGCCTCGGTGTACACCGGCGCCGCCGGCGGCACCGACCAGCAGTGGCGGGCCCTCATGGTCGAGGAGACCTGGTACACGGCCAAGGAAGCCACCACCGCAGGCCTGGCCGACCGCGTCGCCGTCGTCCCCGACGCCGGAACCACGACCACGGCAGGCGCGAACGACCCCGACCCGTTCGAGGACGTCGAGGACGCCTTCGACCTGTCGATCTACAACTACGCCGGCCGCTCCCACGCGCCAGCACCCAAGCTGCCGACCTCGTCCGGGGTCGGTACCACGTCTGCGGCCACCGCGGCCGGAGACACCTCACAGGAAGGAGCAGCTGCTGTGTTCAACGACGAGCAGCTCACCACCCTGCGGCAGAAGCTCGGTGTCTCCGACGACGCCGACGCCGACACCGTGATCGGCGCCCTCGACGAGGCGCTCGCCGAGCGCGCCGAGACGACCACGACTGCACCGGGCACGGTCGCCGTCGACGAGGGCAGCCTCGACCAGCTGCGCCGGGACGCCGCAGCCGGCCGCGAGGCCCGCAACGCCCAGCTCGAGGCCGACCGCGTCGCACTCGTGCGGGACGCGGTCAACGACGGCCGCATCCCCCCGGCCCGCCGCGACCACTGGCTCGCCCAGCTCCGCGCCGACGACGAGGGCGCCCGCGCCGCCCTGGCCGGCCTCACCAAGGGCACCATCCCCGTCGACGAGCTCGGCACCGCTGACGCCGCCGACGACAAGTCCGTGAACGACCTCTACAACGAGGTCTTCCCCGAGCACCAGAAGGAGAGCTGACCATGGGCGACTACACCCCCGTCCACGCCGGCCTGCCCCTCACATTCACCGCGTCGGCCGCGGTGGTCGGTGGCCAGCCGGTCGAGATCACCGGCGACATGCAGGTCGGGCCCGCCGCCGCGACCTCGGCCAAGGTGGCCGGTGTCGCCGGCTACGACTGCCCGGCCGGGAGCACGGTCACCGTGCACACCCCCGGCAGCAGCGTCGAGGAGGTCGCGGTCGCCGCCGCGGTCGCCGCCGGCGCCCACGTCAAGGCGGCCGGCGCCGGCCGCGTCACCGGTTTCGTGGCCGGCACCGACCCTGAGCCGGCCAGGTTGGGCCTGTGCATCAAGGGTCAGACCACCGTCGGCCAGCCCTGCCGCTACCTGACGGCCTGAGCGAGAAGGAGAACATCACCATGGGTGGCATCTACCCCGCAGTGCCGTCGCAGAACGAGCAGGACGTTGCCAAGCTGCAGCGGTTCCTGCGCGAGCCGACGTACATGGCCCGGCTCGTCCACGACGAGAACGCCGACACTTTCCTGTCGGACTGGCTGTTCCCGACGACCACCGAGACGAGCGGGTCGGTCCTCTACGAGGTGTCCGACGGCGTCTACCTCGACCGCCCGCCGGAGGAGGTCTCCCCGGGTGCGGACTACCCCCGCGCCAAGCCCACCGACGGCGAGGCCGCGTTCGCGCGCGTCCCGAAGAACGGCATCGACGTGCCGATCACCGACGAAAAGCTGCAGGAGTCCAAGCGCGACGAGATCAAGCGCGCCGCGCAGCAGGTCGGCCGGCACGTCCGTCGCCAGATCGACACCCCGGCCCTGGTCGCCGCGAACGCCGCGGTCACCAAGACCGTGGCGGCCACGGGCGACTGGTGGTTCGACATCATGACCGCCGTCGGCCAGATCAACAACGAGCCGGAGAACTACAACGCCGACGCCGTCGTGATCCCCTGGGACAAGTACGCCGACGTCGCCAAGGACGTCGTCGGACTCCTGCCCCGCGAGGACCGCGGCGGCGTCGTCCAGACCGGCAAGCTCCCGACGATCGCCGGCATCACCATCGCCCCGGCCATCATGCCGCCCGGGTCGGACCCGATGGTCGTCGACCGCCAGGTCTTCGGCCGACGGGCGTTCCGCCGGATCCCGTCGCCGGAGTACTCCGGCGACCCGGCGAACGGGATCGAGACGTGGACGCGTCGCGACCAGCAGGCCAACGACCAGTGGCTCGTCCGCGGTCGCCGGCCGATGATCGCCGTCATCCACGAGCCCCGCGCGGGCCGACGGATCACGGGGGCCTGACCATGGCGCTGAAGTACACCGCAGTGGTCGACCTCGCCGTGAAGTCCGGCGACAAGGAGAAGCTCGTCAAGAAGGGCAAGGACCTGCCCAAGGGCGTCGACGACACCACCCTCAACGCGCTGCAGCGCGCCGGGCTGGTGCTCGTCACCGAAGCCAGCTCCTCGTCGGGCTCTGGCTCCTCGTCGGGCTCTGGCTCCTCGAGCAAGGAGACAGTCCAGGCCTCGGACGACCTCCCGGCGGAGCGGGACACCCGCGACGTGTGGGAGGCGTACGCGCCGAAGGTGGGTGTGGACGTGGCCGACTTCGCCGGCAAGAACAAGGGCGACCTGGTCGACGCGGTCACCAAGGCCCACGAGGCCAAGGCCGCGCAGTCGGAGGCCGAGAAGGCCGGCGGCGACAACTCCTGACGGAAGGGGCACCCGGTCATGGCTCTCTTCACCAACGTTGAGCTCAGCAAGTGGCTGCACTACGACGGTGACATCGCCGTCGACGAGGCCACGTTGGTGGAGAAGGTCGTGACCGGGTGGCTCTGCAACGCCGCCGGGCTGGACCAGCTACCGGACCCGTTGCCGGCCGCGTTCTTCGGCTGGGGTCTGGAGCTCGGCGGCATCGCCTATGAGAACCCGACGTCCATGTCGGAGGACTCTGCCGGTGACGTGTCGTCCGCGTGGGGTGACCGCCGCCGGCAGATCCTTGCCGACGTCGCCGCCTGGGGCTTGCGCAACGGCACTTCAGGCGATGCAGCCCCCCTTCCACGCGGAAACTTTCCTCCGGCGACACCGTGGCCCGATCAGTACAGGGGACGCTGGTGACGCGCCGCATCCACCCCCGCCACGTCACCGAACGTCTCGACCTCGAGGTGTTCACCGAGTCGGGCTGGCTGGGCACGTGGGCAGACCCGCAGCCGGTGCGGTGCCAGGTGGAGTACCAGCGCAAGCTCGTCGACGCCGCCGGCTCCGTGTCGGCCGTTGCTATCCTGGTCGCCCGCGTCCCACCGAACCCGGCGGGTGACATGGTCACGGTGCCGTTGGGTTCCCGGGTCATCTTCGACGGTCAGTCGTCGTGGGTGACGTCGTCACGGCCGGTGCTGCGTCAGGGGCTCATGGTCTACCTCGAGCTCACGACCGGCGACCGACTCGCCCGTTTCGGCGGTACGTGGCCGGTCGACGTCATCCACCACCGCAGCGCTGGCCGGGATCGGTGGGGCGACCCGACACCCGCCACGGACGAGCCCTTGTCGGGGTGGCTGATCGGCCCGGGCACCTCTACCGAGGACGTCGACCTCGCCGAGACCGCGGAGACCACGGCAACGCTCTACGGCCCGCCGGGGCACTCGTTCGCCGCCACTGACTCCGTCACCGTCATCGGCTCACCCATGGCTGGTGAGTGGGTGCTGACCGGTGAGCCGGCCTACTACCCCGACCGCACCCAGGTCCCACTCAGGAGGTCGCAGTGATCGACGTCGACTTCGACGAGGCGGGGATGACGGCGCTGACCAGGTCGGGTGAGGTCCAGGACCTGATGCTCGAGGCGGGGCAGCGCGGTGCCGACTGGTGCCGCGACAACGCACCGGTGCTGACCGGTGAGTACCGCGACAGCTTCGTGGTGCTGCCCGCGGATGTGGACCTGAACGGCGACAAGCGCGCCGGCGCGATCCTGACCAACACTTCCGACCACGCGTGGGCGGTTGAGTGGGGACAGGGCGCACAGCACACGCTGGCCCGCAGCGTTGACGCCATCGAGGGACCCTGATGGGCTACCAGTTCCCCAACGCCGCCAAGATCATCGCCGTCATCATCGACGGTCACGAGGTCGCCGTCGGTGAACAGACCGCCGGCGTCACCGCGGCATTGAGGCTCGAGGCGACGTTCGACCAGCACCTGCCCGTGGCCAGAGTGCGCCGCACCGGCGGCACCGAGGACGGGCCCCTGCGCACCGACCGGGTCGCCGTCGACGTGTACGCAGTCGGCACCACCGCAGCCCAGACAATCGCCGACGAGCTCTGTGCGTTCCTCGTCGGCCGCGACCACGACGCGGGCGACCTGGGCTCGATCGACGACGTGTCCGTCGAAACCGTGCCGACCGAGGTCCCGTACGCCTCCGAACGGATCAGCCAGGTCACGGCCACCTACCGCGTCGACTCGCGCGGCTTCTGAGTTCGCACCCGACACCACCAGCCCCGCCTGGGGCATTCACCTGCCCTCCTGAAAGGGGTCAACCATGGGCTTCGCCGAAGTCAAGACCGCAGCGGACTCCCCGTCGCTGCTCCGCAAGGTCCTCGAGGCCGTCGCGTTCATGGCGCCGATGTCGGTGCCGTTGCCCGAAACCCTCACCGACGCCAACGGTGCACTGGCGCCCCTGCCCGAGGGGTACTGGCCGGTCGGGCTCGTGACCCGTGAGGGGTACACCCGCGAGATCTCCGTGGAGAAGGAGGACACCGAGTCCTTCGGCTACGGCAACCCGACCCGCACCGACCTGACGAAGGCCCCCTCCACGTTGGGCGTGACCCCGCAGGAGTACGGTCGCCGGAACCTCATGCAGCTCATCTACGCGATGGACCTGTCCACCATCGAACAGCTGGCCTCCGGCGAGATCGTGTTCGACGAGCCGCCGCTGCCGGTGCTCGAGGAGTACCGCTTCATCAGGATCGGCCGCGACGGTGGCGCCGCGAACCAGTGGCTCATCGCCGACGGCTTCCCCCGCGTGAAGCTCGCCGAGCTCCCGAACGACAACTGGGCCACGGGCAACCCGTTCCAGCACGAGCTCAAGTTCGACGTTTTCGTCGACGACGAGCTCGGCACCGGGTGCCGTCACTACATCGGCGGCACCGCACCGAAGAGCACGGCCGTCCGGACCGCTCTGGGCTTCACCCAGCCCGGCGCCTAAGACCCCGGGTGGGGGCCGGTCATGTCGGGTGCCCGTCCCCCACCCGGACCCGTTGTGCCACAACACCATTCGCCACCTGCACCGAAAGGAACGACGTCATGGCAACGAACAGCAGCAAGACCGTCACGCTCACCAGGGGCAGCGGCCCGGACCGGGTGAAGGTGCAGGTCACCGACCCGCGCGAGATCACCCAGTTGCGCGCCGAGGGCTTCCAGGTGGCCTCACCCCCGCGCGCACGCACCACCGGCAAGCAGCGCACCACCAAGAAGGCCACCGCGCCCGCCGCGAAGAAGGGCACCGCGCCCGCCGCGAGGCCCGAGTAGAGCACCCACCCGAGAACCACCAGCAGCAGAAAGGCACCCGACATGGCAGCACAGGACAAGCCCGCCCGGGTTTTCACCGTCAACGACCTTGACATCGAGGAGTCCCCCGACCCGTTCGTGTTCCAGCTCCCCCGCACCAGGAAGCGGATCACGTTCCCTCCGCCGGGCGACCTCGACGCGTTCACCGCGGAGGAGTTCCTGTTCGACCTGCAGAACCCTCAGCTCACGTCCCGGGAGGCGCTGTCGAAGTGGCTCAGCGAGGACGACTTCACACGGCTGTTGGCTGAGAAGCCGAGCCTGAACTTGCTGATCGGCCTGATCGGCAAGGTGCAGGAGCACTACCAGGCCATCTTCGGCGGCCCGGGGGAATCCGACGCCTCCGAGAGCTGATCGAGCAGTACCGGCCCCAGGTCCGCGCCGACCTCCTCGAGGCCGGCGCGGACCTGGCGGTCTGGTGGCGCTCACGCAGGTGGGCTGCGCTGCTCGAGCTGATCGACCAGCTGCCGTCGACCTCACGGCTCAACGAGGCGATCTGCCTGGACCCGCGGCGCGCTCAGGAGTACCTCGAGCAGGCCGGGCACGAACCCATGCCGAGCGGCAACGATCAAGGCCAGTGGTCACCATCCCCCAGGGAGTGGACGCTGACCGCGGTGCAGATGACCCGGCTCATCTACGCCGTCGAGTCCATGGCCCAAGCCCTGTCCGGCAACGACAGGTCACCGGACCCGTTCCCCACCCCGGTGACGGCGGTGGACCGGATCCGGGCCCAGCACTCGCTGCAGGCCCAGCTGGACATCATCGCTGCAGCGACCCCGGGCGCTCTGACGCCGCCGACGTGACGACCGTGCCCGGGGGTGGTGAGCGTGCCGTACCAGGTGGCCACCGCCTACGTCCCCGTCGTCCCGACGTTCAAGTCGTGGAAGCGCTCGGTGCAGGAGACCGCCTCCAGCCCTGACATGCAGCGCGCCGGCAAGACGGCCGGCGACAACGTCTCGGCCGGGTTCGAGGCCGGCACCTCCCGCCTCAAGGGCCTCATCAAGGGCGCCGTGGCCACCGCCGGCGGCGCCGCGCTCGCGGCCGCCACCGTGGGTGTGCGCACCGCGGCCGGCATGGAGACCGCGAACATCGCCTTCACCACGATGCTCGGGTCCGGCAAGAAGGCCAAGACCTTCCTGGATCAGCTTTCGGCGTTCGCAGCCAAGACCCCGTTCGAGTTCCCCGAGCTACAGACCGCCTCGCAGTCGCTGATCTCGATCGGCATCGACGCGAACAAGGTCATCCCGATCATGACCACGCTCGGCAACGTCACCGCCGGCATGGGCACTGGCTCCGAGGGCATCAAGCGGGCCACGGTCGCCATCCAGCAGATGAATGCCGCCCAGCGCATCAGCGCCGAGGACCTCAACCAGCTCCGGGACGCCGGCATACCGGTCTACGAGCTGCTCTCGAAGGCCATGGGCAAGAGCACCCAGGAAGTTGCCGCGTTGGCCCAGAAGGGCAAGCTCGGCAAGGACGCCCTCGACGCCATGATGAAGGCGCTCGAGAACGGGACCGGTCTCGAACGGTTCAACGGCATGATGGAGAAGCAGTCGACGACGTTGGCTGGCCTCTGGGCGACGCTGCAGGACACCTTCCGCATGGGCATGGCCCAGGCGATCCAGCCGGCGCTTCCCCTGCTGAAGGACGGCCTCGCCGCCGGCATCGAGCTGCTGAACGCCCAGATGCCGGCCCTGCAGGCCGGCATCAAGGGTGTCGTCGAGCAGGCCCCGCAGGTCGCCGACCGGGTCCGCGGCATCTGGACGTCAGCGAAGGCCCTGTACGACCTGGTCGTCGGCGGAGATTACAGCTCCGCCCTGCGCGACGCGTTCGGGTGGGAGGAGGACTCAGCACAGGTCGACTGGATCCTCGACATGCGTGACGCCCTGTCCGGCCTGTTCGACCAGGTCCGCTCCGCCGATGCCGGCGCCCTCCTCACCCAGGTCAAGGACGCCGTCAGCGACCTTGTCCGGGCCGCACCCGCCGCCAAGCCCACCCTCGACCTGTTCGGCAAGGGCCTGCAGTTCGCCGGTGACCATGCCGACCTGCTCGCCAAGGCCCTCCCCGTCCTGGTGGCCGCGTTCGTTGCGTACAAGAGCGCACAGGCCGCGAACGCCGTCGCCGGCCGCAACTCCATCGTCGGCTTCGCCGCCCAGCTCGGCACCACCATCAGCCTGACCGTCGCTACCCGGGCGCTCGCCAAGGCTGAGGACTCGGTCCTTCAGTCCCGTACCCGGCTCCTGGGAGCAACCGTCGCGGCCACCGGGGCCGAGAACGTGTCGCTGGCAACGAAGATCCGCTCCACTGCGGTCACCGCAGCCAAGACCGTGGCCGAGAAAGCAGCTGCGCTCGCAACCAGGGCGTACACGGCAGGGCAGTGGCTGCTGAACGCGGCCCTGACGGCGAACCCGATCGGCCTGGTCATCCTCGCCCTGGTCGCTCTTGGCGCGGCGGTCGTGCTCGCGTGGAAGAAGTCCGAGACGTTCCGCGCGATCGTCACGGCCGCCTGGAACGGCATCAAGGCTGCGGCGTCGGGCACCGTGTCGTGGATTCGGGGCACCGCTTGGCCGTGGCTTCGTCAGGCCTTCGACTGGATCGCGGGCAAGGCCCGGTGGTTGTGGGACAAGGGCGTCAAGGCGCCGCTGACGAGTTTCCGTCGCGGGATCGACGTGATCCGCGATGCCGCGGGCGGGCTCAAGGACGCGATCGCGAAGAAGTGGTCCGGCCTGGTGTCGGCGATCTCCGGCCCTGTCGGTCAGGTCCTGTCATGGGTGTCGCGCAACTTCATCACTCCCATCAACGCGATGCTCGCCAAGGTGGGCATCGGGTTCCGGCTGCCGACGTTCTCGCTGCCGTCGACGTCGGTCGGTCGCTCAACCAAGGGCGGCCTGACCAGGGCGTCTGGTGGCGTCCTGCCGGGGTGGTCACCAGGGACCGACGACATGCACTGGTGGTCCCCGACCTTGGGCTCCTTGTCGTTGTCCGGTGGTGAGGCGATCATGCGCCCGGAGTGGACGCGAGCGGTCGGCAAGGGCTTCGTCGACCGCATGAACGCGGCCGCCCGCACCGGCGGTGTGGGCGCGGTCCGCAAGGCCATGGGCTTCGCTGGTGGCGGGATCATCGGCAAGATCGGTGGCTTCGCCTCGGACATGGCGGGGCTGCTCACCGACCCCAGGAAGCTGCTGCGGACTCTGCTGCCGGACGTGTCGAAGGCGTTGAACGGCAACGTGTTCGGCCGCGCCATGAGCGGCACCGTCGGCAGGATCATCGATGCTCTCGCGAAGAAGATCAGCGCCGGCATCACCGCCGCGCCGGCCGCGGGGTCTGGCGTGCAGCGCTGGCGGGCCGTGGCGTTGCAGGCGCTGTCGATGGCCGGCGCGCCCGCCTCTCTCCTGCCGCTGCTGCTTCACCGCATGCAGGTCGAGTCCGGCGGCAACCCGCGCGCGATCAACCTGTGGGACTCCAACGCCAAGGCCGGCATCCCCTCCATGGGGCTGATGCAGACCATCCTGCCCACGTTCAACGCCTATGCCGGCCCCTTGCGCTCCCGCGGTGTCTGGGACCCGCTGGCGAACATCTACGCCTCGATCAAGTACACGCAGTCGCGGTATGGCGGGAACTTCGCGCGGGCGTGGTCTGGCACGGCTGGGTACCGCCGCGGCGGCGTCTTCGACACCCCGATGAGGCCCGTGTCCCCGCCGCTGCTGTTCGACTCCGGCGGAACCCTGCCACCGACCCGGCCCGGGGAGTTCATCCCGGTCCAGAACTTCACCGGCGCCCCGGAACGGCTGCGACGTGTCGACGGCCCGGGCGGCGGCGACGTGTACCAGCTGTACGGGGTGAAGTACGAGGCCGCGGCCGAGGTCGCCGCGAACCTTTCGTTCGCGCGGCGCGCAGCCCGCCGCGCCGGAGCCTACGGAGGGTGAGCGTGGCACTGGACCTGTACGCCACCACCCCGCTTCCCGGCGACGGCGGGAACCCGTGGCAGGAGTCGCAGTACCAGCTGGGTGGGGTCCGGTTCGGCGGGTTCCGGACCCCGCTCATCGTCACCAAGGCCGACCACGGCTCGGCCGAGGTCCGAAACCAGGACGAACCCAACCCCGTCGGCAACGGCCTACTCATGGGCCGGGACTTCCTCGGCGGCCCCGTGTGGGCGTTCGACATCACCACCAACCGGGCGTCAGGCCCGGACGCGCTCGCCGCGGCCGCGGCCTTGGCGAGGGCGTGGCGGACCGGGATCGGCACCAGGCCGGGTGTGGTGTTTCCCTTGCAGTACTTCACTGCCGGCCGTCTGCGCCGCGTCTACGGGCGACCACGCCGGTATGCCGGCCCCGCTCCGGACCTGCTGACTCGGCTCGGCGCCGCGAAGATCACGGCCGACTTCCAGTGCGTCGACCACCTCCACTACGACGACACGCAACGTTCGCTGATGGTGGACCTGGTGGCGGCCGCCACTGGTGGCTGGACTTTCCCGACGACGTTCCCAATCCACACCGCCCCCTCGATGACCCGTCAGGGTGTCATCGACGACGTCGGCGGCGACACCCGCACCCCGTTCGAGCTCACCATCAAGGGTCCTGTCGCGGCACCGTGGGCTGCTGGTCCCGGGTGGAGGCTTGAGCTGCCCGACGTCGTCCTGGCGTACGACCAGTCGGTGACGGTGGCCACGTACCCGTGGGCGTTGACGGTGCTCCGCAACGACGGAGCAGACCTGTCCGGTGGCCTGTCGTGGAAGTCACGCCTCGCAGACGCCTGCCTCAGCCCGGGCCCGGGCGAGTTCACCTTCGGTGGCATCGACCCGACGAACACAGCCACGGCCACGATGCGGTGGCGGCCCGCGTGGAGCTCGCTGTGACACCCGCCCAGACCCGACCCGCTTCCCTGACCTGATACTCGAGGAGATCCGATGGTGCTGTTGCCTGCGTGGGCGATCGACGGCGAGGACGTGCCTGCTGCGATGGCGCGCCGCACCCAGTGGGTCGCCACCCAGGGCGCCACCGGCATCACCCTGCCCACCGACCTGCGCGTGGTACCGCGCGCGCCGGCTGGCCCCGGCGTCCGGATCATGCCTGGCGGGTGCACCATGGAGAACCATTACCCCGGCGCCGCTGGTGAGTCCTACGGCGTCTACAACGACGCCGCTCTGGACGTGCCCGTGGCTCCCACCGGGTCGGCGTCGGGCCGCACCGACTTCCTCGGCGTCCGCGTGGACGACCCGCAGTTCGCGGGGTCGTCGGCGAACCAGAGGCCCGTGCTGGTGGCGGCGCTGCCGTCGACGTACCCGTTCGTGCCGCTGGCGAAGATCACCCAGCCCGCCAACAACGCGGTCATCACCGCGGCGATGATCCAGGACCTGCGCCAGGTCGCGAACCCTCGCACCCTCATGGCCACACGCCCGAAGGCCATCGTGGCCGCTGGGACGGAGACCCTGGCCGCGACCGGCGCCGACGGCGAGTGGTTCCCCAACGGCGGCGGTGAGCAGGAGATCTTCATCCCGTCCTGGGCGACCCGGATGCAGATCCGCGGCGAGTGGCTACAGGTGCGTTACGCCGCCGGCAACGCCTTCGGACGCTGCTGGGTCGAGTACGGCCCGTACGCCCGCCCCTCGACCCGCCAGTACTCCACCCAGCAGTTCCAGTGGGACTCCGCTGCCGCGTCCAACGTCTCGCGCGCCAACTGGTTCGCCGTCGACGACGTCGCCATCCCCGCGGCCCTGCGCGGCACCACCCAGGTGTTCGTCCTCAAGGCTCGCGTCGACGCCTCCGTCGCCGCCGGGTCACGACCAGGTGTGGACGCTGTGTCCGGGTGCAACCTCGAGGTGCGGTTCTTCGAGGTGGCGGACTCGAGCGACTCGTGAGCGTCCGCTACTTCGCCACCCGGCTCCTCGGCGACGGCACGGAGAAGCTGCTCGCCGAAGCCCTGCCGATCGGTGGCGGCCGCACCACCCAGGTGCTCACCGGCCACAACAGCCTGCAGGGCACCATCACCCCGGAGCTCGCACGCCTCCAGACCACGACCGGGCCCCTGTTCGAGCCGTGGTCTACCTGCATCTACGCCGAGGTCGACAAGGTCATCGTCGGCGCCGGCATCCTCAACACCATCGACACCACCGGCCCCCAGCTGACCCTGGACTGCGTCGGGTTCACCGCCTACCCCGACGGTATGCCCTACATCGGCGAGTGGTCCCGCATCGGCGTCGACCCGATCGCCGCGTTCCGCCAAGCCTGGGCGCACCTGCAGACCCAACCGGCCGGAAACCTCGGCCTCGACGTAGACACCACCGCCGCCTCCCCCGTCCGCCTCGGCAAGCCCGGCGTCCCCGCCTACACCGAAGCCCAGATCGGCACAGCCTGGCTCCGCACCACCACCCTGCCCCCCGGAACAGTCGAACCCCCAGCATCCTCAGCGCTCGCGGCCGCGATCACCGCGACGGCCGCGACGATGAAGCTGACGAAGCTGGACCGGTTCGGTCAGCTGCGGACCCCGTTCGACGTGACGGTGGGCGACGAGGTCATCCGGGTGGGCGCGGTGAACCAGACCACCCTGGTGTGCAGTGGCCTGACCCGGGGAGTTGGGTCGACGAGCCCTGGCGCTCACTCCAAGGGCGTCCAGGTCAACCGCAAGGGTACGAACGTCCGTACCGTCCCGGCTGTCGCGGCGGAGCCGTACGTCCTGGCTGACTGGTGCACCGACGACCTCGGCGCCGCGGTAACCACCCTGGCGAAGGACACCCCGTTCGACTGGGTGGAGTCCCACGCCTGGGACGGCGACACGATCGCCCACACCCTGCGACTGGGTTATCCCCGGATCGGCCGGCGCCGCCCGGAGCTGCGTTTCGTGGCGGGTGAGAACGTCACGGTCGACCCGAAGGTGTCCTGGTCCGGTGAGGAGTATGCCGACGAGGTGTTGATGCTCGGCGCCGGCGAGGGCCGGAAGATGGTGCGTGCCAGGGCTTTCCGCGACTCGGCGCGTCTGCGGCGCGTGGCCGTGGTCGCTGACTCTCGCGTCAGGTCGCAGGCCTCGGCCAACGCGGCCGCGGCCCGAGCTGTGGCGTTACGTCGAGGGCTGCCGGACGTCACCGAGATCACCGTGACTCGCGCCACCCCCGGACTCGGTGACGAGATCCGTCTTCTGGGATCGGGTACCGGGTGGGCGGGGAAACTCGACGTGTGGGTGCGGGTTCTGTCGATCACCCGGTCCCCTGACGACACCGACAGGGCCACGCTGACCGTGCGGCGTGCCGACAAGGGGGCAGAGTCGTGAGCGAGTTCACCGACCTCGCGGTCGAGCTCGAGCGGCTGCGCATGGAGGTTCGTTCGCTCAAGGCCGCGCCACAGTTGGCGTCGTCCTCGATCGAGGACGGTTCCCTCGACGTCAACGACGCCGGCGGCAACCTCGTCGCCCAGGTGGGTCGCCAGTTCGACGGCACGTTTATGGCTGCCTCTCTGGCCGGCCCTGTTCCGCCGGCACCGACCGACCCTCTGGTTGACCCTGTGGTGGGCGGCGTGATCGCGCGCTGGGACGGTGAGTTCGACCAGGGTGTGATGTGCCCGATGGACTTCGCCCGGGTCGAGTTGCACGCCACGACGGATCCTGAGCCGCCGGAAGGGTGGTGGCTCACCGCCGACACCTTGGTCGGCACGATCGAGACGCCCCGCGGGTCGAGCATCACCCTGGCCATGGCCCCCGTGCCGGTCACCTTCGTCCTGGTGACCCGCTCTCTCGCGGGCAAGTTCTCCGCACCTTCCCCGACGGTGGTGACGACCCCGCTCGAGGCATGGTCGGCCGAACAGATCAGCGACATCGTGCTCGCTTCGGCGAACGGCAAGAACAAGGTCACCTTCTCCGACGACGCCCCGGGCCAGACCCCGAACACCGAGGGCGACACGTGGTTCCAGTACGACGCCGCAGACAACATCGTGGGCCAGTGGCGCGGCCTTGGCGGCACCGAGTGGACAGCGGTCGCCCTCAGCCACGAGGTGATGTCGTCCCTCGACCTGGGCAAGGCCACCGTCGGCCGGCTCAACGGCGGGATGATCGAGGCCGGCACCATCACCGCCGACCTGTTCTCCGCCGTCATCGCCCTCGTCACCAAGATCGCCTCCGCCGAGACTGGCCGCCGGTGGGAGGCCGACCCTGACGGCATCCGCGTCATCGACGGTGACGGCACGATCCTGATCAACTTTCCCACCGACCCGAACGTGCCCGCGTCCATCACGGCCGACCTCGTCGCGTCGTCCCTGACGGTCGTCGACCAGCTCGCGATCCGCGGCCTGAACAACGAGATCTCCAAAGGTGCGACGGTCTACCTCGCGACCGGCACGACCGCCCCGTCGGGGTCGCCGTCGGTGACGCTGGACTGGGAGAACTACCCCTGCGGCGCAGGTGGCAGTTACGCGAGCTTCAATCCCTACCGGTACGGGTTGGCCCGCTGGCAGAACAAGTGGGTCACGATCCAGCAGGTGTACGGCGGCTCCGCGACCGTCAACTCCTACGGCGACAACGGCGCCGACTCAGCCCTGCCGAGCCCGGTGGCCACCGACCTTGGCGCGGTCGGTGGCGGCTGCACCGTCCTGGGCAACACCCTCTACGTCCTCGGCGCCATCACCGACGCCAACTTCGTCACCCGCTGGTACGTCGAGGGGTACAACACCGCCGGCGCGCGCGTCTCCAAGTGGGAGTACCCCCGGTACTCCGGCGACCGCCGCCCGCACATCAGCAACGACGGCACCAACCTCGTGATCGCCTTGACCGGCGGCGGCAACGTCGTCCTGTGGCGCAAGTTCAACCCGGCCACCGGGGCGCAGGTCGGCTCGAACGTCGTCACCACCTACGCGCTCGCCAAAGACCTGGCCGGGTTCTTCATCGGCAACGCTGACTTCGGCGCGGCCCGGTATCTCGTCGTGGCGGACGGGGGCTCGACCGCGATCGCCTTTGACGCGAGCGGTAATCGCATCCCGAACGACGACTTCCCACTCGCATCCACCGGCACCCAGGGACTAGCTTGGGACGGCACCCGGTTCGCAACCCTCGACTCGGCCGGGGTGAAGCTGTACTACTACGCCCAGACGAAGTGGACGACCGAGTCCGGCAACTGGTGGGTGTCCGCCACGTGGTGGGACTCGAACTCCGCCGGGACCGGAACCCATGAGACCGCGCAGGGCCCGCGCAAGCCATTCGGGATGAAGAAGCGCGCGCGACTCAACATCACCGCCCCGCCCATCCCCGCGCGCCCGGTGCCGAACACCGCCGATGACGCCGTCGCGGCCCGGCTGTACATCGGCCGCGGAGCGGCCGATCCCGGTCGGACCAACATGGAACGAGTTGCGACCCTGCCCGACGGGCAACGCAACTACGTCTCGTCCAACGTGGTCCTTCCTGCGGGGGCCGCGACCTCTCCGCCACCGGCCGCGTCGAACTTCCCGGCGTCGACTCCGGCGCGCATCCTGTCCGCGGACGGGTCGACCCTCGTCGTCAACGGCGACGGCTCGTTCAACCTGGGCGGCCTGGTCGGTGACGCAGCCGGCAACACGACCGCCACCCTGCTGTCACTGCTGCTCGGCAGTACCACCTCGACGACCTCCCGCATCCTGACCACCGCGAAGAAGGCCACATCTGGCGCGAACTACTACGAGTCCCGCCGCTACCTGTACGACGGCGGAGCGGTGTCTGGCCTCGCAGAAGTGTTGTGGGAGAACGGGTCCGAGGTCGTCCGCACCCAGCTAACCCCGGCCGGGGACCTGCAGCTCATCAAGGGCGGCGCCACGGGCAGCGCCCCCACCATCCCCGGCGCGACGTCGAAGCGGTTCGTGTGGGGCCCCCCGCAGACCTACACCGCCTCCACCGTCGGCGGCACCACAGGCATCGTCACCATCCCCCACGGCCTCGGCGTCACCCCATCGACCTATTTCGCCGTCCAGGCCGGGTCGACCGGGTCATCGCCGCTGCTGCTCGTCTCCCTGACCGGCACAGCGAACACGACCTCATTCCAGGTGCGCTGCTTCCTCGCCAGCACCGGAGCGGCGTTCAACGGCTCCGTCGCCCTCACCTTCTTCGCCGCCGAATAGGAGACGCCCCATGGCCGGAACGATCACCATCACCATCCCCGACGAGGTCGAGGCGCGCATCGACGTAGCCTGGCGCGCCGTCTACGGGTGGCCCGACGACGAACCCCTCATCCCCCTCCTGCGGAACACCCTCGCGCAGATCGTCGCCGACACCACATGCGCCTGGGAGCAGCAGCAGTACATCAACGCCATCCCCACCCCGGACCCCCTCGAGCTCCCCTGACGGGTGCGAGCCAAACATCGCACACCCTTCTCCGTCCAAGTACCTGCACCGTCTGGGAGGCCATGACATGACGCGTTTCCTGCCCTGGCCCGCGAACGTCGCGCTGCGCTACCACGACCTGCCCGCCCGCGTCGTCCACGGCATCGCCTGGCTGCTCGCGCCATGGCCGTTAGTGAGGGCGTACGACTACCTCACGGGGATCGACTCGTCGGCTCCCGCGCTGGCCGTGTTCAACCAGGCGCTGCCCCTCGACATGTGGGCCGCGTTGTTCGCGGTCGCAGGGTCCATGCTGCTGGCTGGGCTCATCACCCGACTGCACACCCTCACATGGCTCGGGCACATGACCTGCGCCGCCGTGTACGGCGGCCTGTCCATCAGCCTCGTCCAGGGCGCGATCGCCAGCCACGACGGGTGGCGCAGCCCCGGCCCCATCATCGTCCTGGCCGTGCTGCACCTGATCCTCGGGATACTCCTGCGCCCCTGGCCGCCACGCGACGACAGGGGCACCGATGCCGGTTGACCCCACCACCTTCACCCAAGCGGGGCCCCTGGGCGTCCTGCTCTTCGTGGCCCTCGCGATCTGGTACGCCGCCCGCGAGTGGACCAAGGGTCGACGGATCGACGTCGACGAGGCCCGCGCCGAGGCCGCCGCCCAGAAGGCCCGCGCCGACCAGCTCGAGGACGAGCTCAACACCGAACGCGACCGCCGCATCACCGAGTCCCGCGCCGCGCACCAGCGGCTCGAGGACCACATCGCCAAGGAGTACGCACTCCGCGAGTACCTGCGCCGCATCGGCGTCGACCCGGACGAGGTGACCACGTGACCGATACCAAACACGGCCGCCGCGCAGCCCTGGCCATCGCAGCAGCATTCCTGGTGCTGCTGCTCGGCTTCCTCGCCGGCTGGGTCGTCGCCGCCCAGCTGCGAGGGCAGCGGGATGCAGCGACCGGACAGGCCGAGTCCATGTCCGCGCAGATCATCAAGGCCTGCGAGCAGTCCGACCCTGCCACCGAAGCCGAGCTGCGCCGCGTCGGCGCGTGCCAGCGCGCCGAGCAGGTGCAGCAGGAGCCAGCCGCACCAGGCCGCAACGGCAGGGACGGCGTCGACGGCGCCGACGGCCGCGACGGAGCACCCGGACCCATGGGCCCGGGTGGCCCGCGGGGCCCAGCTGGGGCCAAGGGCGATGACGGCGACGCCGGGCCGACGGGCAACACCGGAGCCGCCGGCGGCGCCGGCCCTCCAGGTGAGGACGGAGCCACCGGCGCAACCGGGGCGACCGGAGACCCCGGCCCTGCAGGCCCTCCCGGCGAGCCCGGACCCCAAGGTGAGCCAGGACCTGCCGGTGCCACCGGCCCAGCGGGCGAGCCCGGACCCGCGGGCCCGCAAGGCGCCCCCGGCACCGCCCAGCCCGGCACCTACACCTGCCCCGACGGGCAGGCCATGACCGGCATCACCGTCGCCGACGACGGCGCCGTGACGGTCTCCTGCCGGGACGTCCCCGGCCCACTCCTGCCCTGACCCCACCCACCCCCTACAGCCTCGAGGAGGCCATGCCACCATGCCCGACACCGAGCCGGAA